CCATTGATTAGTGCAATAGTGCTTGCCAAAGATAGTGAATTTCTCCATCGATTGATAAACGATTTGCGGCTCGATGTGAATAGTATGATGATGTGTATGGACTTTGCAGCCAAGACCTACCACGCAACCATCATCGATTGTAGTATATGTTGAGTCTCTTCCGTCATCCATTGTCATTTGCTTTAGGTATGTATCCTGCGGCCACCATAGCTGCAACGATGGCTGCAAGTGTCTCCGTACCTATCTGCTTAAAGATAAGCGCGAAGACGCTTGAGAGTATTACCAAAGAGCCAATGGTTGGCCTCCAGTACTTAACGATTATATCAAGCACTTGCCTTGGTTTGCTGACTCTCCTTGCGGCCATAGTAATTAAGAAACGATTGGAGTGAAATATAGTTGCGCCTCTTTCTTGCGTCTTCTTACAAGCCCTGTTGAAACCTCGCCGCCTGCTCTGTTCCACTTGAGGAACTCAGCTGCAATCTTCGGGTCGTTAGGATTGGCTTTGATGAACCTTAGCAGCTGCGACTTGGCAAGGTTTGCTGCGCCAAGGTTATAGCAGAAACTTACAAGCGCATCGAACTGATTAGCGTTCACAGCCGTGCCGTTTAGCAGTCCTGTCACGCTGCCTTCAAACTCCTTAAGGTGATCCTTGAGAAGTTGATTCGCCTGGTCTCGAGTGATAGTCTGCCCGAGCTTCACCTTGCTGCCGTCATGGTAGAAAGTCGCACCATAGCCAATGGTCGGCACTCCTGCTGAGCATAGGTAGCTAGTCAGTCGTAAGCCCTCAAACTCCTGTATGAGTCTGATGCCGTTATCAGACGATTTCATATTGGAATTGGATTGCTACGTATTGTAATAATGCACTTGGTGTAGCTACTACAATATCAACAATGCAAGTATTGTTTGTTGTTTCTCCACCGATTGAAACTTGAACAATTTCACTTAAAGGTGAACCACCAAAACTATATTGCATCAATCCAAAACATTGCTTTTGACTTGTTAAATTAGATGCTACTGGTAGAGATATCTCAAATGTACCAGTTACTTCTCCAGTATCTAATTGAATCTCCAATTGAGCCGAGCAAGTTGCAACATTTCCCACTCGTATAAATGTTGCAGAATTAGGTTGCACAATTATGCCATTCACCTCTCCGCTGATTGTAGGTGTATAGCTGCCACTTGAAAACATATTGCCCACTTCAATTTGCTTGGATGTTCCTTGTGGGGATTGGGATGTGTCGCTAACGTCCACGATGTATAATAAATCTGCATCAACTGCCGTAGTCAATGTTCCTAAGTCTGTAATTTTTACTCCTGCCATGATATTAGTTGTTTAAGATGTAGTTAACTGCTTTGGTTGAGTTGGTAAACTTGATGCCATTAAATGTGAACTGATTGACGTTGATGAGGAAGGTGCCGACATTAGTACCAAGATGCAAGGTATTATCATCAACCACTTCACAAAGTTCAACATTGGATGCGATAGCACCAAGTACGGATGTGTAGAAGGTAATATATCCACCTTCAAGAGTTATGTCTATCATTTTTTCTCAATTAAGTATCCAGTGAGTAATGTTGTTTCTGCTGCGACACCTTGTTGCGCTGCAAAGATAATGTATTGATTTATTGTCCAGTCAATACTTGAATTTGAGAAAGCAGTACCAGTACCACTATCAATGTAGAATGATGATGCGTTACCGAATGTCTCGGTATTAGTTGATGACTTGATGAATAGATTTCTTTCCATTTGTGCGTATAAACCGACTAACCCATAAGTACCAATTAGCAATGGAGTGCCTGATAAGTTATTTGTTGAATTAACATAAAATCGAATTGTCGAATTAACAAGTGCAGTAGACTTCTTATATCTTGCCAATATCTTAATAATGTCACCGACTGCAAACGAATTAGCAGCAATCAACTGACTACCTACCAACTGATTTGTGACACCAGTTATTGTAGCAGTATCAGTTGTTGACTTATATGTTGTCGTTATGTCACCGCTACCAAGCAATGATACTGAGTTAATGGTTTTGATATTAGTACCACTAACTAATGCTGCTTGTTTAGCATTCCAAGTAGTAGCACTTGCAATACGTGCATCTGCCAAAGTACCAGTCCATCCAAGAGTTAATGATGTTGCTGCAAGTAATGACGTTGTAGGTGAACCACCTAATGTCAGAGTCACATTGGTATCATCGGTCTTAGTTAATGATGCTGGAGTTATCGCATTCTGCTTAGCTGCAAAGGTTGTAAAGTCTGTTGCAGCAAGATAGCCATCCACTGAAGCCGTTGCTTTAGCAATTGACAATGTACGATTTGCAGTCAAGTCACCTCCGCCACTTAATGGTGCAGTAGTACCAATGCTGCGTGATGTTGCAACTTTTCCATTAAATGTACTCCAATCCGCTGAGCTTAGCGCACCTCTGTTGGATGCTGATGCAGTTGGTAGGTTGAATGTATGCGTTGTTCCTGCCGATGATACAACGAAATCAGTGCCCGATGTTCCTGCGATTAATGTCTGAGCTGCTCCTGTTAAACTATTGATGGCTGTGATTCCAGTACCTGCCATGATACCGCTTTGCTGAGTAACTGTTGCAATAACTGATGCAGTTGATGGAGGAGGAGAACCAGCTGCATAGTATTGAATTGTAACATGAGTGGAATTACTTGTACTCCAAACAATTTCATAGTATTCTCCTGCAACAATTGAAAGCAAATAATTCCAACCATAAACTCCATGACCTTCATTTCCTGCTCCTGCCGATTTCCTTGCAGGAACTGAAATAAATCCAGCCGATCCAACTACATCAACTCCGTTTTTGCGAATCCAAATAGTTACATCATGCTGAGCATTGTCAGTATTTTGAACTTGAACAGAGAATTGCAAGTTGTAAATACCAGTATTATCAAAAGTAATTCTAGTTAATTGACTACCATTGGTAACAACTCGCACTTGATTCTCAAGGTCGATTGTTCTGAAAATTAAAGGATAACCAACATTGCTTGATGCTGCGGTTTGTGTATTATTATCTTGCCATGCACCATAATATCCAAGAGGAGTTGGTGTTGCAGTGTTATTTAATAAGCCTGCTCCTGTCAATGTCAAGCCACTTCCAATGGTTACCTCTTCCATTATTCCAGTGCTTGCAGAATATCTTCCAACAAGCTTGTTTGTTGCCATCGATGTGCTGATAGTTCCACTTGTTGTGATAGTGCCTCCAGATATCAATCCAGTTGTTGCAACTGATGTCACAGTCCCATTTGTTAGTGTTGGGAATACTGTCGGTGCTCCAGTGCCATCCAAATAGTCGCTGCTTGTTCCTGTCGGCACATCGAACTTGCCATTGAAGGTGCTCCAATCGGTTGAGGTTAGGTATCCATCAGTGCTGCCATCTGCTTGAGTGATGCTGATGTCTGGATTTGCACCGCCGCTTGATGCGATTGGTGCAGTGCCTCCAACTGATTCCACAATGGTACTCGGTATATCTGCCGTAGTAGCAATGGTGTAATTGCCTGTTGTTTTATTAGGAAATTCTAATTGAACATTGGCATTACTAAGATTATTAACTGATAGAATACCTGCACTTGTACCATCTGATAATGTTAATTGACCACTTGTTCCAACAAACATTTCAGCGTATGCGTTAGTCACAGAATTATATGCTGATATAGTTTGTGATGAAACTTGACCAACAAAATCATTTGCACCTTGAACAATTAGGTCATTCGTTGTTGTATTGCCTACATCAGTAACATCTTGAAGATTTGAAACAGATGCTGTTACAACTGCCCAAACAGCTGCTCCGATTGTATCATCTGAACAAAGGTAAACAGTGCCATCGTCTAAGCTCCATCGAGAACCTACTACAAAGCCCTTAGAGCTGTCATCTGTTACTTGTGGAACTAATGCAAAGTTATGAGTCACATCGCGAATGGTGAATCCGTCTTGCTCCATGTAATATAATCGCCCTGCTTCCCACTTAAGCTCGTAGCTTATTGAGCATATTTGCGCTGTGCCCTTTGCGCCTCCATTGCCTGCATCGGTTGTACCTTTGCGAAAGAATGCGCCGTTGTCAAATGAAAGCCCTGCACTTGCTGTGAATGCAATGTTATTAGTTGTGCTGTTGCCTAAGTCGGTCACCTCCTGCAATGTTCCCACTGCTCCGCCTCCGCCTGGCACATTTACATCAACCACTCCAGGTGATTGCAATGTTGCCGTAACGCCTTCGCCTGTGAAGTTTAACCTTGTGGCAATCGGTGTCACCTCAACGCCTTCGTCATCCACCGCGATGGCTCCACCTTCGCCACCAACTGCCACCAATGGATCTGCCGTAGTTCCGTTTCCGATGATGGTCACACCATCAACAGCAACCTCCGTCAAGCAAGGAGTACATGGCTGCAAGTCTGGGAGTGGAATGTCACCGGTAGCGCAGATGTCATAGCAGCCATCTTCAGTGGTTGTGATCACTTGCACATCGAAGTCGACAGTTACACAAGCCCACTCATAGTTGGCTGTTAGTGTCTTAATCTCGTTGATGTAACCGCTCGGAATTACCTCGTAGTTAATCACTGCGATGCTCTGCTTGAATAGTGGGTCAGTGCCACTCGTCAGCTTGTAGATTCTCGATGCAAGCCAGTCCTGAGCATCATCTCCATCGCATGGCAGATGGCTCTTGCGTACAACTGCATAAGCAGTGAGCGGAAAGCTTGTAACATATAACTGCTTGCAGCCGCTCATCTTGTAGGCATCAGTCTTGTTGACTGTTACCTTACCTCGCTTAGCCCAGAACAATGTCCCCTGCTTAGCATCGAAGTTGGTAACTACCTCCGCTTGACCATTGCCAATATAATGCACCCAAGCCTTTTCGTTGCCGTTTGCATTAAGCTCGCAAAGTCCGAATTGCTTGTCGAAGATATTTGCAACCTCAACACGTTGGTTAAGCCGCTCGATGATGGTCTTAAGTAGATTCATGGTTTGCTTATCTGATTTGATATTTGCTCAACAAGTAAGTCAGCGTGTAGCTGCAACATCCTCGATTGCTCTTCTGCTGTTGGTTGAAATATTGGGCCATATAACTTTTGTAATCCTGCCGCCTTTCCAGATTCATCTGCTTGGATGTAGATTGCAACTCCAAAGCCTTCGCTAAATACTGAGCCTTGATCTGTTGCAAACGACCTTTTTAAGAATCCTGTGAGCTCCAATGGAGGCC